GAGCCACCATCGTTACCTTTAAATATTATATCTTTATCAGATGTAGTAGATTTAATTACAAAGTCTGTAGATGAATTTGTAAATTCACCAAATGTAGTTCCCGCATCTTTTAAGAAAATGTCTCCGCCATCAGCATCTAACACAATGTCTGTGGTTGCGTCAAGTGTTATTGTAGAGCCAGAATCTATTTCTGCTATAACAGGTGTAGTTAAAGTTTTATTTGTTAGTGTATCAGTTGTTGCTCTACCTACTAGAGTATCTGCACTTGCAGGTAAAACTACAGTTACGTTACCAGAATATGCTGAATGTGGTGCCGCTTGTAATTGCGTATAGTGTGCGTTTGATGATTCACAATAAAATCTAATGTAAGATTCTGCACCAGAGTTTTTAATTGAGATAGCTCCAGATTGCATATCAATACCATTAGACCCATCAACTCTTACAACACCAGTTCCATTTGGCGTTAAAGTAATATTACCATTTGATACTGATACTATGTCTTCTCCATTTACATCTAAACTACCGCCTAACTGTGGAGATGTATCCTCTACAATGTTAGATATTTCAGAACCAGAAACAAGCCCTGCTGTTAATGTAGACCTTGTAATTTTTTTAAGTCCACCACCAGAAGTATCTACTGCTAGTAACACATCATCTCCTGCCACTGTAGATATTTCAGATAAAGAACCTACAGCTACTGAATTAAAGTTTGTACCATCAGCAATTAATAAATTACCCGCAGTGTTAGTTGCCATGGTAATGTCATCACCAGATACTGTTAAGTCTCCTGCTATAGTTACATTTTGACTTGCATCAATAGTTAGGGCACTAGTGCCTCCTGTTGCCATAGTAATAACATCAGAGCCACTAAAAGTTATTGAAGTATTAGTATCTCCATCTCCTGCAATACTATCTAATTGTATGCTACCTACATTTGTTATAGCAGAGTCACTAAAATCTAAAGTACCTGTTACATCAAAATTACCATCTACTGTTAAGTTACCTTCTACAGTTGCATTAGCACCACTAAGAGTTATAGCCGCAGTTGGCGTAGAACCAGATTTAATTACTAGTTCGCCACTAGAGTTTGTTAAACTACCAAAAGTTGTACCTGCATCTTTAAGAGTAATGTCTGCACCATCAGCATCTAATATAATATCTCCACTAGAATCTAATGTAATATCTGTGCCATCATTTGTAATAGTATCTAAAGCAATACTACCAATATTAGTTATATTGGCATCACTAAAATCTAATGCACCACCAACAGTTAATGTTCCAGATACATCTACATTACCATTTATGTCTACAGTTGTTGCCGCTATTTGTATTTCTGTATCAGCTACTAAATCTAATTGTCCATCTGTAGATGAATTAATATATATTGCTGTATCTCTAAACTGTAATTTTTCTGTACTAGCTACAAGTATATCATCTGAAAATTCAAAGTAATCTTCATCTTCCATCCATTTTAAAACACCATCAGATGTTTCGCCATCGAATGTAATTGCTATATCTGTTCCTGCTGTACCCGCACCAAAAGTTAAAGTGTTACCTAGTAACTTAGTGATAGGGCCACCTTCATTAGCAGTCCCATCATGCGTGTGCCCTGTACTAGCTTGAAAAGCCGCTAGTAACTGGTCAAACTCCGCATTAAAATGAGACGCTTCAATCGTAGCTCCATCAACAATAGTTGACGAACTCTGTCTTGTATACGTTTCTCCCATATCTTATCTTCTTCCTCCTGGTGTAAATTCCATTTCAAATCCTTTTAAAGCTACTGGATTGTTTGTTGTTGCATCTAATATTTTTGTTGCTACTGTAAATCCGCCACCCTCTACTGATTGTCTTATTAAACTAGAACCTGTTGAACCATATATTGCTGTACCATATTGTGAATCTGATAAACCATACTCAGCTATGTTACCTGTTCTTGCTAATGTATATGCAGATGGTTGTGGTACTTCATCATCTCCAAAATCATATATCAATAAAAAACTAGATGCTATTGTTCCAGATGGGTCTATGTTCCACAATACTCTTTGAAAATTTTTTCTTAGTCCTGGGTCTCCCATTGTCATATCTGGAGAACGATAGATACCACTTATACTATCTGTAGAACTAGCCCTAGTAAATACATTGCCAGATTCTTGTACATATGTAAATCCATCATATCCGCCATTTATAATTGTTTCAGAACCAGATATAAATCCAGAATCACATGCAGATACTTTTAATCCCTTCATATCAGCATACTCAAATCCTAATTGCTCTGTGTTTGGATTTGCTTTAATTACTGCTAATAATCCTTGTGCCGCATTTTCTGTTTGTGCAGTCCCAGTGGGAAAAAATAATCTGTATTGTGATTTACTTCTTATTACCAAAGAATTAATATTATGTGTGGTTATAGTATTAATTCTTTGTTGTATTTGTTTTGATACAGTTCCTAATTCTACGTCACCAATTCTTTCTGTACCTGCAATAGTTCTTAAACCATCGGGTGCTAAGAATATAACGTCACCTGCAAGTTCCTGTATACTTCTACCATCTATACATCCTATCTTTCTAGTTACTGCAGTTACAACAAAATCACTTCTTGATGTTCCAGATATTTTAAATATTTTATCTTGTCCAAATACAAATAAATCATCACGGAAAACTTTAAGTCCTACTATCTCTGTGTCTACTTTTATTGTTCCACCACCATTACCAGTAGTAAAATCATTAGTCTGAAATGGCCCCATAAAACTAAGTTCTTGTACATTAGAACTATGACCTGCAAAGAATATGTGATTTTTAAATACCTCTACAAATTTAAAATTAGATGTGCCAGTAGCATTTACAACAGTTGTGCTAAAAGATGCATTTAGTATTTGTGGATTTGATGTTCCTGTTGTTATAATAATATTATCAGTACCATCAAAGTTAAATAATCTATGTTCGTAATTTTGTGTTGGTGTACCTAAGCCTGTTATTGTAGATGTCCAACTACCAGAACCAGAGCTACCTCTAACAATACTACCACCTCTTGCCGCTAATACTACGTCATTAAATATAGCAGTCATTACAACTCTTTCAGTAGAAGCTGATACTTGAGGAACTATGTTACTATTATATTTTGTAGTTCCTAAAACTTTTTTATATCCACCTTCAATGTCTGGCTCAAAGTTTACTAACTGTAATGCCTCTCCTGGCGACATAGAAAACACATCTTTATTTAGTGTTAACCCTCCACCTAGACTTACAACAGCAGGTCTTAGTTGTGAAGTATCTGGCATTAGTAAGTAAATACAGGATTAGTTACTGCACCCCTAGACGACATCTCTACATTAACTCTTGTATCTTTCATGTAGTCTTGTCTATTCAAAGCCTCTATTCTAATTCTTTTTACTCCATCTTCATATTCTGCATTTGCAATATTTGCTGATGGTATATCTGACCTTAATTTATATGCATAATATTTTGCTCTGTTTACAATAGTATCAGAATATATATCTGGTAAATCTAAAGTATCAGTAGCTGATGATAATTCTGTGTGTGATTTGTAGTATTGATAATTTACTTGGTATGTATCTCTATCTGGAATAGGACTAATCCCAAAACCTAAATTATCATTTGTTCTATATACTGATTGTGGTTTTGCATAGTGGTCACTACTATTTACTTTGTCTCTATGTATAATACCTTGTAAATAATTTTCATAACTTACATACTGTAATTTAGTTGGTAGTATATCTGACTCTGATACTCTAACAAAATCAACTAACATATTAGTTGCAGTTGTTGGATTATTTAAAGTTATAACTGTAGATTGTGCTGTTGCTACAAATGTTTCGTCTACTATTTTACCTTGTCCAAAATCAGATACTGTCAGTGTTGTATTTAAATTAGTAGTATCTTCCGCAGATGTTCCTACTTGTATTTTAAATGCTTGTCCTGTTCCAACAGAATCCAAAGCTCTAACTTGTATTCTATATGTTTTGTTTACGACAGTTGATATAGTTTGATGTGCCGCAAAATCATTTAATAATAATCTACCATTACCTGTAGAACTATATGATGCAGAACCAGACCCTGCTATCGTAGTCCAGTTATTTATATTAGATGTAAACTCTCCATTAGTTACTAATTCTTTTGGTATTAAATAAAAAGAATCAAAGTCTGCTTTTCTAAATGCAGATGGAAAAGTATATTCCTGTTGTCCAGAATTTACATCTTGTGTTGTGCTAGTATACAACCAAGGCCATTCTACTTCTGCTGTGTATAAATCATTAACAGCTTTGTTAACAAAAGTTTTTACTGCAGTTTGTATTCCTCTACTAGAACTAAAAGTAGATGAGGTTAACTCAACTTCGTTTAGCTCTTGTAAAACATTATTTACTAATGTTAGATATGTTTTTGTCCCTGCCATTTTCTATAGTGCCCCTTAATATTATAGTCTCTAACTGTCTTATCT